TTCGAGCCCGATCTGTCCGTCGACGCCATAATCTCTAAGTCCCCAATATGGGGGTGATGTGACGCAGCACTGGACCGAACCGGCGGGGATCTTGGCGAGCCCTTCGCGCACGTCGCCGACGTGGATAGTGACGGGTTCGCTCACGCCGCCCTCTCATCTCGCGCCCATGCGTTCTTGGCGTCCTGGTTCTTGGCGTGGTGGACGATGCGGGCGACGGCGCGGCGCACCTCGTCGGCGGTGAGGCGTTCGCAGGTCTCGATGAGCCCGCGGGCGAACTTGGTGAGGGCGCGTTCTTCGATCTGGCGGACGGCCTCGCGCGAGGTTCCGAGCAGCGCCGCGGTCTCGGTGCGATCGAGGGTTTCGACGATCTCGTAGCGGTTTGGACCGACCTTCTCGTACTTCACAGCGCGGCCTCCTCTCCTGCGACGAACGGGCGTTGCGGGGCCGGGTATCCAGTCGCGCCGGCCACGATCCGCGGCTCGGGCAATCCAAACGGGAACGGCAACGACATTGCCCACAGGATGCGAGCGTTGCTCGGGTCGCGCAGACGCGCTGACGCTGGGTACATCTCGACCGCTTCCCATTGCGGTCCGAGTGCGATGTTCTTCAACGCTTGAAGGTCGCGCCAGTCGATCACCGAACCGCCATCGGCGCGGCAGATTTGGAGCATGGCAAGGTGCGAGCCGGGCACGTTGAGCGACCCGCCCATCCAATCCCATCGAACCGCGACGTTGTAGTCCTCCGTGAAGATTTCGACGCCCATAGCCCCGTCCTGCCACCGATACGCGCGGCGTTCCTTCTCACGTGGGGCCTTCCACGGTCTTTCGTTCGCAATGTTCACGCGACACCTCCGGCCTTAAGCCTCTGGCGGATCTTCGAGCGGATGTAGCCCGCGGGGTTCTTGAGGTTCTTGTCGCTCTTGGCCTGCTTCACCACCTCGTCCCAGATGCCTTGGTGCATCCCGGGCAGGCCGAGAATTTCCCGTGCGCCATCGGTGTCGATCCAGCCCTGCCCATCACGGAGCCAGATCGGTCGCTTGCACAGCGCCTCAATCTTCCGGTTTCTTTCCCCCTCATCAGGCGAAGCCTCAGCAGCAGCAGCAGGTTCTTGGGTTCGCGCCTCTTGCCTACGGATACCAAGAATGCTGCTGCTGCTGTCTTTATCTTCTTCTTCTTCTTGAAGGGCGTTTTGGGATCCGCGTGGCGGATTCTCGGCGTCCGCGTGGCGTCCGCGTGGCGGCTTTTCAGAATCCGCGGCGGATCCGTTCTCAAGCCACTTCACGGGCTCACCAAGAAGGATCTCGATGGACCGCTTCACAATCTTTTCAGGCAGGCACGCTTCGGCGGCAATCACGTAGTTGGGTACGTTGATGGTCCCGGTGGACTTGGCGCGCGCGACGAGGCGCACCATCGCGACGAACACGATGTAGGCGTCGCGCCCCTCGCGCGTGGTCATGAGGTGGATGTACGCGGCACCCTTGCGATCGACGGGGAACCGCACCCAGCTCACCTCTCCGGCTTCGTACGCGCGGGCGAGGTAGAACACCTTTGTCCAGTCTTTGATTCGATACGCGGCCATGCGCTTTCCCTTCTAAACCACCCAATCCGCCGCGGGCCCGTTGGGGCGTGCGGCGTTGCAATGCGTTCCTCAGCCGACCGACACCATGCCGGTGTCCTGGTTCCAGCGGATCGGCGTCACGTTGGCGATCGCTTCCTTGAGGCGTTCGAGGCGGCGGCGCGTGGTGAGAGGTCAATACGAGGCGCGGATGGCCTTCTCGATCTGCTCGCGAGCTTCCCGAGCGATGGCCTGCAACTGCGCCAGCGCCAGCGCCGTGGTCCTGCTTTGGGTCTCTCGGCCCATGGCGTCCAAGCTCATGTACAGCGACCGCACGCTTTCGAGGGTTCCGCTTGCCTCGGTGCGCAGGCTCTGGAGTTTGCTGTTGACGGTCTGCGTCTGCGTCTTGCTCGCCTGGAGCGCGCCCTCGAGCTCGGAGATCCTGTTCGTCATCGCCTCCCACGCACCCTCTTTCTGATCCTTCGTCTTGGCCATGTGTGGGCCTCCTTTCAATCCCGCCGCGCGCCTTTCGACGCGCTGGCGGTGCAAGTGGGGGGTTCAGTTGCCCATGGCGCCGTCGATGTCACCGGCGGGCATGGGGCCATTGGTCTTGGGGATGGGCTGAGGCTCAGGCTCGGGCTGCTTGCCCTTCTTGCCCTTGTTGAGCTTGTCGGCGAGCGCGTCGCCGGCGGGCTTGGTGTCGGCGGGCTGCTTGGGCTCGTCGTCGCCTTCGCGGGCGGGGCCTTCGTCATCCGGGATCTCCGGGATGTCGAAATTGAACGAGCTGTTGTCCGCCACGCTAATGACCTGCTCGACTTCGGGCGTCAGCGGGAGCAACTTGCACAGGCGACGAATGGCGGTCTTCTTGGCCATTTCCACCCAGTCCGTAACCCAAGGGCCCTTGTCGCCGGCCTGACTCCGGTTGCGGATCGCTTCGATCTCTTCGGGTGACATCACCGTGAGTTGATGACCGCCCCCCTTGAGCCTTGCCAGCGCCCACACCGCGATCACGGGCTTGGACACATCCCCCTTGGGCTTGTGGCGGAAGATCGGATCAATGCCGTACTCGATCTCGAACTCGTCGCCCTCGCGCACCACCTGGGCGTCGATGGTGATGATCTCACCGGAGCGCCGGGCCAGCGTGCAGAGGCCGCGGTAGCCCACGATGAGCTGGCACTCGTAGCACTTGGCCTTGCCGTTGTAGTAGGGAACGAGGTAGGCGGTGCCGAACGTGTTGCTGGGGTAGAGGCCGATTTCAGCGCACGTCATCACGGCGGTCGTGACGGAGAGGGGCGTGCATTGGGCGAGGCGCGGCGTCCGCATGGCGCACAGGCCGACGAGCTTGATGAGCGTCACCGGGTCGAGCGCCTTGGACGCGACCGCGCGAATAGCGTCGAGCTTGGAGTCGAGCAGCTTCTTGAACGGCGGATCGTTCTTGACGGCGAGCTCGGTGGACGCGGGGGGCTTCGTGATCTGACTCATTTCGACTTCTCCTTGATCGCTCGGACGTCGAGCTTTCGGTAACTGCTGGACTTCATGTGCTGTGCGACCAGATCGGGCGCGGCGCCACGAAGGGCGTCCATGTCCACCCGGTCCTGGATCACGTTGAGGTACTTCACGCGCCAGCCCGGGATCTCGGCCTGGTCGCCGTCGCCGAGCGCGCTGATGAGCTTGGCCTTGGCGTCGTCCGCCGCTTCCTCTGCGGCCTTGGCCGCTGCGCGTGCGTCGGTGAACGCTTTGACGATCGCCGGATCGACCTGCACCACCTTGGCCTTGCGCCCGATCCGCCCCAGCGATGGCAGGCTGAGCGCCGTCGCGGCGGGCGGGATGTCCTTTTGGACGTGGTAGTCCCAGAAGATCCCGCACGCCTCGTCGAGCGCGTCAGCCGCTGGCTTCGAGAACGCGACGGTGTAGAGGCTGAAATCGGGGTGCCCGAAGGAATGGAACAGCCGCGCGACGTGCGCGAAGGCTGACCCGGTGCAACGCATCTGCATCGTGACCTGGGCGACGACCGACTCGGGAACCTGATCGGTCCCCGGCTCGCCCCATCCCTCGGCGATGCTGGTGCTCTTGCCCTCGACCAGCGGCTCACCGCGCCGGCAGACTTCCACGAAGCCGTCCGGGTTGGCCCGCACGCAGTCAAGATCGGGGTGCGAGAACGTCGCGGTGGACTTCACGACGCGCTTGCCGAGCGCGGTCGCGGCGCAGTTGAGGATCACGGGCTCGAGCAGGTTGCCCCACTTCGCGGCGTCGCCGGCTTCGGATGCGGGCACCTTGCCGGTCTTTTCGCACCAGAGGGTAAAGGCGTCTTTCCACGGAGAGACGCCGACGATGGCGGGAACGTCGCTGGCGCCGATCCATCCTTGGCGTGCTTCGAGCTGAGCGGCGGTGATGGTCATGCCGTGCCTTTCTCAATGAACGTGCGGGCGCGGTTGACCTTGGCCATGAGCTCGTTCGTTCCTCCGGCGCAGTCGGGGTGTGCCTTGCGTGCAGCGGCGCGGTAGATGTCCTCCATCGACCCCGCGCCAATGCAGCCGACCTGCATGAGGAACTTGAGGGCAGCATCCCTGCTCGCCCACTCCCCCGCGACCATCGGACCAGCGCCCGTGCCAGGCGGGAGCGCGGAATAGCCCTTGTACTGCTCGGTGCCGACGCCGATGCCTCGCTCGCGCATGAGGCGCAGGGCCTGCATCGCGATCCCAATGGCACGCAGGTTCGCTTGCCAGGAGCGATACGTCGCACACGGGAACACCAGGGGGCCGACGTCGGCGGTGACGTAGAGGCGGATGTCGGGGGCCCACACGCGGGCGTTGCTCCGCGGCCATCCGTCGTTGCGGATCTCGCCGGCGTCCATGCACGCCTCGACCACGGTGTCGCGGCCCTTGATGGCGGCGATCTCGTTCTCGAGCTCGTCGAGCTGGCGCGCCCATGCGACGTTGAAGGAATCGGCCTTGTAGACGTGGCCGGGCTTGGCGACGCGGTTCTCGCGCGTCATGGTGCGGAATCGAAGGTCAAGCATTTGGAGCACCCCCGGCGCGGATGGAGTCGGCGAGGGCGTCGTAAGCCTCATGGCCAGCGGCGGTGTATCGCGCGTGCGTCTCTTCGTCGTCGCCGCGTTCGTCTGACTTCACCTCCGCCCTCACCGCATCCAGCAGGGCCTCGACCTTGGCCACGTCAAGCCCGCGAAGGGCGTTGACGCGATCCTTTGCGTACAGGTAGTTTTCTGGCGTCATCAGTACCGACCCGCAGCACTCGGCCAACCCCTGCTTTGCGTGAGGAATCCGAGTGTCGGGATTGATTTCGTCAAGGCGCGGCCACGGCTCCGGCGTGTGCTTCGCGTCAGTCACGGTCCACCTCCCGCGCGGCGTCGCGGGCCGCAATCCACGCATCGCGCAGTTTCGCCACACACGCCGCCGGGTCGTCAGAGTCCATGCAGAACTCGGGCGGCAATGCCTCCCACACCTCGTCAACGGGCGATGGCTTTGGCGTCGCAAGTTCGGTGATGAGGGCGTCGGCCAGCCCAACAGCAAAGCCGCACACGTCTTCAATCTTGCAGTTGCACCAGCCAAACCCGCTCATGCTGTTGGCTTGAATCGGCCCGCCCGGATTGGCAAGCAGCCCCTGCAACGCCTTCGCCGCGAAGTAGGCGCGCAACGACTGGCCGGGGCGAGGCTTGAACTCGCCGTCACGTCCATGCTCATTAACGTCGTCCATCATGCACGGAAACGCCGGTCCACCGTCATTCGTCGCCATCACTGCACCTCCATCACAAGATCGAACGGGCGCGCCTCGCACGGGCCCAGGTCGTACATCACGCTCTGGTGGTCCGCGCCGGCCTTCGCATCCTGCTCGTTCCTGAACACCAGCAGGCCCTTCCCGTCGCCGTCCGCCGCGTTGCACCAGCGGTTCTCGTTCACGATCCACACGCCCCAACCGGCCTCTGAGCCCGCGGCGATCGCCAGCAGGTCCATCAGGTCGTCGCGGTCGGTGCGCGGGTGCATGCGCATGAAGCGGTCAACGTCTGCGATCAGGTCGGGATGGAAGAAGCGAGCGGCGTCGTTCATAAATCTCCCGCGCGGGCTTTCGCCGGGGCGGGGGGTGGGTCAGGCTCTTGCCGTTGCTTCGTGTTCGTCCATGCCAGCCCAGATCGCGGCGCGAGCAAACGCCTCGCTCGGACCGGCTTCGCAATGCACGTATCGCCACGTGTACCGCCAACGTCCTTCACGCTCAAGCCGCACGTAGGGGATCATGGTGGATTCGGCATTGGTCACACCAATCACGCCCTCAAGAAGCAGCCGCGCCGCGCGTTGGTGCTGCGGCTCGCGCAAGTGCGAGCGTCCGGTCGCGTCCGCCATCCAATCTGCAACGTCCTTCACGGTGAACGAGCACTTGCCGCGCAGGTACCACTGAATGAACATGCCGCGCAGGCTCACGACGTACTCGACGGGCTGAAACTCGATCCACGTCGCTTCCTCGTCGTACTGCTCACCCTTGGGCGTGCCGTAGCGGAGCGTCGCCCAATCGGGCCGGAGTAGGACGCACACCTCGATCTTGTCGTGCTTGTTCTTGTTCGGCGTCCCGTCGTGGGTCAGGTGGACCGTGCGGACGGTCGCGTGGTGCCTCACACGGCAGAATGGGAATTTCTCCCCGTACATGCCAAGCCCGCTCACGTGGACCGCAGGCACGTTTTCAGCCAGGGTGCCGCCAAGGATGCATGCGCCCGGCGCTGTGTCGGGCGTCGGCGTGACGATCTTGCGGACGCGCTCGTTGAACTCAGTGCCCTCGAAATTGCCAAACAACTCGCCGGGCTTCACGATGAATCGGGTAGCGATACGAACCACAATCCACCAACCTTTCCGCCTTTCGGCATGTGAAACGGGCGAGAGAGGAATCGAACCTCTGACGTGTTTCGACGGTTGCCTAGGACCGCCGGACACCCGTATGCCACTCACGCACACGCCCGAGCAAACCGGCAACCCGCCACGCTTGAGCGGGCCCCGGTCAAGGAGGACATCAGACGCGCTGCGGCCACGTGCAGCAGCCGGGCTTGGGCTCGTCGACGATGCGAACGGAGTGCCGCGCGTGCGGCGCTGGCAAGCGCGCGACGGCATCGTCGTTGATGGAGACGTTCACGCAGTCGTCGCCAAAGACGTGCGTGATGGTGGCCGGATAGGGCTGTTCCTTGGTGCCCACTCGCGGATTGGCGCTGATGTCGTCTGCGGACGGGTGGTAGTGGAGCACGCGGCCGATGGCGGGCTTCTGGCCAGCGGGAGCCTTGGCGGGCTTGGGCGTGCCCTGCGACTTGCGCGGATCGGCTGCGGTCTCTGCTGGCTTCGTGTCGGTCTCGGACATGGGAACCTCCGCCCCTGAGGGGCAACTTGGTGAAAGCGCGCGCCTGCGCGTTGGCGCGGGCGCGGCTGAGGAGAGAGAGATCAGGACTTGGTGGGCACGTGCGCAGGGAAAGTGCGCGTCTCACGCTCGAGCTGCTCGATCTTGACGCGGCACGCGAGGAGGTTCTCTTCGGCCTGCGTCGCGCGCTTGGTCGCGTCGTTCGCGCGCCCTTCGGCTTTGCGTGCGTTTTCGTTCGCAGCAGCCACATGGCGACGAAAGCGGTCCAGGTCGTTCACCATGTTCGAGATTGCGGCGCAGATGTTGTTGTCGTCCTCGACGTAGGTGCGCGGGATGAGCGCCATCGCCTGGGTGATGGGATCGGCGGGCGCGGGCTCGGCGGCTTCGGTAGCGGTGGCGAAGTCGTTGCGCGAGGCCGCGGCGCTGGGCTTGTCAAGGGCCGCGGGCTTGGCGACCTTGCCGGCGGAGAGGCGTTCAACAGCGCCGAGAAGTTGCCCCATCTTCAATGCGTCGACGCTGACCCGATGCGGGCTTGCCGCCAACACGCTCGATCGAGCGTCCTTTGCCAGCGCAGCTACTTCAGTAATGATGTCCGGCGCGGGTGCGTCCGGCGTCTTCTCAACCGTCTCGATGCCGACGCCGCCAAGGTCCAGCACCAGAATGCTCGGCCCGCGGGCCGCATGCGCCGCCGCGTTCACCAGCTTCGCAGCCGCGTCAAAGAAGCGATCAGCCTGCCCGTTCGTTCCCGTTGCCATGTCCCGCACCTTCCCGGAGAAGGCGGGCGATCAGTTCGTGCATCTGGGCCAGGGCAATTCGATCTACCTCAATTTTCGATCCGGCAATCGGCATTCTCGGATCGACATATTCAGGAGACTGAACCGCCCCACCTGCACGAGCCTTCGCTCGCCCATCCCGAACACCGACGGCACCGCCCTTGAGCGCGGTCCGAACCCCCTTGGTCGTTGCAACACGGTCAGGGAGGGGTTCAGACGCGCGCTCAAAGGCGGCGGCGGTCGGCTCAATTTTGGTCGGTGGCGACCGTGTTGCACCCTGAGTATCGGCAGGATACGGCTTCGAGTCCAACGAAATATTCGATGCCTGATCGCTACCCGTTGGCTGCCATGAGGTTGCGCTCATTTCGCTTCCGATAATCTCGGGCCAGATCCGGGGTAGAAGCGCCAACGCCGACCGTTGCTCCTCCAGCGTCGGCTTGTAATACCGCGCCTCCACGCTGCCGGTGTGGCGCATCAGCACGTCCACCATCTTCGCGGGAACGCCGGCGTTGGTCAGCACCGTCGAATGCCACTTGCGGAAGGAATGGGCCGAGAATCGCATCCCGAAGGCGTCCAGGGGGGCAATGCCGAGCTTCTCGCGATAGGTGCGGAATGTCACCGGCGACACCGCCTCGGGCCACACGGAGGCGTCTGGCGTGGTTGGGTGGTCAATGGCGCGGCAGTGCTCGCGGTGCATCTTGAGGATGTCGACCAGCTCCGGCGCGAGGGCGTTGTACTGCCGCTTGCCGTTCTTGTTGAAGTCGGGTTCCCAATGCAGGAACGGCACCGGCTCGTCGAGCTGGAAGTGACGCCAGAGCAGGGGCGCCGGGTCTTCCGCGCGACATCCGGCCAGCGCCATGACCGCGTAGTAGCGGGCGGTGAAGGGGCTGGCCCGCTTATCGGTCTGGGCCTTCGCCCAGGCGTGCGCGATCATCCGCCGCACTTCGTCCGTGGTCGCTGCGCGCGAGCCAGGGCCGGCGTCGTCGGGGCGGCGTGAGGCAAGCGCGAGCGGGTCTTCGTCGAGCAGCTTGCGGGCTCGCAGCCATTTGCACAGGCTTCGCCAGATCGTGAGGTTGCGGTTGTACGTGGTGCCCTGCCAGGTCGCGCCCGCGGCTTGCAGGTGCCCCACGATGGCGTCGTAGGTGAGGTCTGCGGGGCTGCTCCACCCGTTCTCGCGCACCGCGGCGCGAACGTGCGAGCGGTAGGCGTCGATCGAGCCCTTGGACATGCGCATCGCGCGCATGTGCTCCGTCCACTCGTCGATGATGGCCCAGATCGCGCCGGGCTCGTGCTCGATGCGCCCGGCAATGGGGACGGCAGGCACCGCCGGTGCCGTCGCTCCCCCGAAAGTGGCCAGTGCTTCTCCCATCTCTTCGACGAGTATGCGCACTAATTGCCGAACCGCCAAGCGGATATGACGCGACTCCGCCAAAATTGGGGGGTTCTTAGCACCCCCCGAGTCCGGTAAATCGTCGTCGTCTCGGACCAGCCTCAAGAATGGCCGTGAGTCCCCACTCATGCACTAGGTATAACGCAACACTTTGCGCGAGGTGCAGCCGATGTACGGATCTTGTGCGTTATAGGGCCCTGCTCGCTCCTGATTCTTCTCTTGACCCCCGATCGAAGTGTCGATAGGGTGAAGGAATGCGAGACGGCCGCCTCAAATACTGGCTTGGTGCCTTCGTCTACGAGTACCAGCGTCGATCGCTGCTCCCGATGGTGGTGATCGTCGCAGTCGCCTGGGTGGTGGCGGTAATGACGCAAGACGGCGGGGCGATGCTGGTGATCGGCACGCCGGCGATGCTGCTTGCGGCCATCCGCGTTGTCACGGGCTTCGCGAACATCGAGCTCGAGCGGCGCGCGAAGTGGTACCCGGTCGACTTCGCGGACGTTCGCAAGATGGCTACTCAGCCGCCTTCTTCAACTGGCGCAGCACGCGGCTCGTGATCGAGTGCAGCGGGTTGAGTCCCAGCGCGCCCGTGATGTCGTTGAGCGCCGTCGCGAGCGCCACCGCCGCGTCATCCCGCTTGCTGCGACGCCCCCACGACTGGCGAAGCGCCGTCCATGCCGCTGCGGACGATGCGCCAGCGCGGTAGAGCGCGTCGACGGCCGGGATGCCGGGAGCTTCTCCAAGTCGCGACGCAGACATCCGCTGCGGATCGAACATGGATGTGAACACGCGGGCCACAAATTGACCGCCAACCGGCGCACTCGCAGAAGCGATGTCCTCGAGCACATCGAGCCCGTCGCCCTTGAAGTTGTCGAACTCCTTGCGGAGACGCCGCTTCTCGCTCTCGTCGCCGGCGGCCGTCGCCGCTATCAGCGCCACCAGGAGCCAGATGCGCTTGCCGCCGACGTTGATCATCGCCGACGAAAGCACCTCGGCCGCGAGCACCTTCAGGCCCTGCTCGGTCGAACGCGCGAAGCCGCGGCGGATGCGGGCGTAGGCCTTGAAGCGGTCAGACTGCATCCACGAGATGGGCGCCAGCACCGTGCCGCGGTTCTCGATCGCGGTCGGCGCCGAGTCCGTGACCTCGCTGGGGTTCTGGGTCTCGCGGATGTTCGCTTCCGCTCGGGCAAGCGCGGCCTTGTGCACCCGCGCGGGCGACCAGTCCTTGTGCTTGCTCGCGAGGTACGACTTCCAGCCGAAATACGACGCGAGCGCCGTGCGGCTCTCGAACCAGCCCATCAGGTCGAGGAACCGGGACGAGGCCTTGCGGACGTGCGAGTACGCGGCGCGGTAGTCCCCAACCGCGACGTTCTTGAGCGCACGCTCGAGCTCGGGCATGAACCTCTGCTCGAGATCCGCGTCCATCGGGTTCACCAGCAGGTTCGTGTGTCGCGATACGTTGGTCTTGGTGTAGCGGCGGTAGAAGTACCCGCTGTCAAAGAGCACCTCCATGTTCTGCATCGGATGCGCCGCCATGTGCGCCGCGCCCGCGGCCCACGCCGCAAAGGGCATGAACGGCATGTTGCGCACGTGGCCCACGACGTTGGAGAGCCACGACTTCAGGTTCGTGCCGAGCACCATGATCGCGGCATTCTGGCCGCCCGACGCCACCCACTTAGCCGATGGCTTCTCGTAGACCTTCTGCACCTCGCTCGACGCCGCGAGCATGTTCACGAGCTGCATGTATCGGTCCGCGCCGATCTTCTCGACCGCCGCCAGCCGGACGCGCGGGTCCAGCAGCACCATCGCGGCATCGCGGATGGGCATGGTCATAGCGACCGTGGTGGTGAGCTGGTGCACCTGGTTCACGGTCGCGGTGATGGGGTTGATCGTGACGAGCGCCGCCCGCGACTTGGTGCGGTTCTTCCAGATGCCCAGGTTGTCGGCGTAGAACCCCATGAACTCACCGGGGTTGGTGATGGTGGTCAATTCCTTCGCCGCGCCGGTCTCGGACAGGTCGCGCACGCGGGGCCAGTACCCCTCGACGTGCTTGGGCTCCACGCCCTTGGCGAGATAGACCTGCTGGAACGCTTCGGGCGCCAGCTTCTCCATGATCGCCTTGGCGTCGACGATGAAGCCAGCGAGCTTCCCGTTCGGGTCGTGCTCGCGGATCGCCGCCTCAATCTCCGCCGGCGTCAGATCGATCTGTGCCGTGTTGCGGCCCTTCTCGGTCTTGATCGGTTGGCCATCGACGTGCGAGAACCCGGCCCGCGTCTCGGGATCCGAGTAATTGCCCATGAGCCCGCCCAGATCGCCCAGCGTGACAGGCCGATCCGTTCCCGGAATCTTGATCCGCTTCACGACGCCGCGGCCGCCGGCGGATGCCCATGCGTTCCACGCTTCGTTGGCGTTGGCGTACCCGGCGCGCTTGGCGGCGCGGTCCAGCGCTTCATCGGCCTCGCGCTGCATGATCCCGATTCGGTTCTGCGCCTCGTTGATTCGGTCGATGAGCAGCCGCTTCAGATGACCATTGGGCCCCTCGATCGCCTCGAGCACGCCCTGGTAGTCGTTGAGACCGCTGGTAAACACCGAGAACTTGCCGACGTTGGGATCCTCGTGCCCATCGGTCGGGAGCACCTTGCCCTTGGCCTTGATTCGCTCGGCGACCTGGCCGGCGATCTGCCACGCCGTCAAGCCCTGCATCTCGCGGATGGCCTGATGTGCCGCCTTCGCGGTGGTGATGTACAGCATGAGGGTTTCATACTGGGTCGTGGCCGCGTCGAGCAGGTCGGTCAGGCGCGCCAGATCCTTGGTCCCCTTCTCGCGGGCGACCATCCTCGTGCCCGCGGCGTCGTTGCGGATCACCGCGACAGCCTTGCGGAAATCCTCGGTCGACCCTCGCATCTTCTCGATGGCCTTGGGCTTCGACCGCTTGATTGTCTCGCGCGTGAGGGCTGCGATCTGGAGCTTCAGGAACGTCCGCTGCATCGCCACCATCGCATTGTCAAACTGCTTCTGGGTGCGGACCTTCACGATGCGGGCGATGTGCTTCTTCGCCACCTTTGGCGGCATCTTCTTGGCCGCCTCAACCAGCTTGCCGCGCAATTCCTGCACCGCCGCCTCATGGTCCTTGACGGCGTTCTTCGTCGTCCGCTTGCCCATTGCTTGGAGAACGTCGGCCCAATCCTTTGCCGCCCTCAACTGCCCGCGCAGGGCGCCGATTTCCACGCCTGCCTGAGCCCACCCCTCGCGTGTGCCGGCCTTGAACGATTGCAAGATCGCCCTCCGGATAGCCGACGCAGCTTGGTTCTGGACCTTGCCGGCGGCCTTGGCCTGCTGCTCGAGGCTAGCGGCCAGTGCCGCCTTGTCGTTGACCGTGACGGGGTTCCCGGGGCTCCCCGCGGTCAAACCCTTCACCGCGGTCTTGCGGGCCTCAGCATCGGCACGCTTGGCGGCGCGGGCTTCGCCCTTCGTGCGGAATGGGCGCGTCATGTCGGCCAGCAGGGTGTCGAAACCCTCCTCGGTCGCGTCGGGGCTCTTCAGGAGCTTGGAGACCCAACCCCGAATCTGCTTGGCCTTGGGCGCTGCGGACGGGTTAATCGCGGCGATGGTGTCGTCCACCAGCTTGGTGAGGGGGCGACCTTCGCGCAGGTTGGCGCGCACCGCACGCGACGCGGCGATGACCACCAGGTCGGCGAGCTCTCCGGCGGCTTCGGCGACCCGCTTGGGGTCGGGAATGACGCCGGTGTAGAGCATCATCGAGCCGCCCATGCGCCGGGCGCGCTCGCGGCGCCGCTCCCGGGCCTTCTGCTCGTAGTCGTTGAACACCGAGACGATCCGCTCACTTAACCGCTGGGGCGCAGCGGGCTTGCCCGTGCTGACGGGGCCCACGCCCAACCCGCCCAGGATGAGCGTCTGGACGTCGGGTGCGCCGTGCTTCTGCGCGTTCTGCTTGCTCGCGATGCGTTGAACGGTCTCGAGCAGGTCCTTCCGGGCCTGCACCAGATCCGCCTCGTTCGCGAACTTGGTCTGCACGAACGCCTCGGCGTCCGCCAGGTCCGCGCGGGCCTTGTCGACCTCTTCTCCAAGCTCGCGAATCCTTGGTTCCACGTCCTCGAGCCCGCCCCGGATTCGATCCCACATGCCGCGGGCCGTCGCCACATCGCCCCAACCGAGGTAAAGAACTGCGTGCTTCACCGAGTATCCAACAGTGGTCTTTCCGGACTCGCGATCGCGGGACGCGCGGGCCCACGTCTCGAACTCGATCCCATTGACCGTGAGCGTCGGTCCCTTGGCCTCAAACACCAGGGTTCCCTGCTGCTCGCGGCGGCGCACCATCTCGGGTTCAGCATCCTCGATGAACTTCTTGAGCTGCTCGAGAATCGCCTCTTGGCCCTCAGCGGTCTGGCCACGAAGCTCCATCGTCGGGGCGGTAAGCGCCTTCTTCGCGTCGTCGCGCTGGATTTCCAGCGTCGCGATGTGCCGCTCTTTCGTTGGGATTGTGGACGTAGAAAGCGTCTCGATTCGACGTCGCGCGTTGATGATCAGAGACTGGAACGACTCTTGCGCCGCCTCGAGCTCACGAACCTTGGCCGTCAACTCCGCTCGCCTCTTGAAGTCGGGATCGCCGGTCAGGTTCGCCGCGGCTTCGGTCAGGATGCGGCGGACGTTGCGGCGAATCAGGCGGCGGGCGGTGTCGTCGAGGGTCTTGCCCGCTTCCCTGGCGGTCTGCTCGATGATCCGGGTGAGGGATCGGCCCCCGAACACCTTAGCGTTGAGGGCCTTGGCGGCGACGACAATGGAGAGGTCGAGGGTGTCGCGCGCGGCCTGAGCGAGCTGGACGGGGTTTAGGCCGGCGTTGAGAGTGACAGACTTTCCGGCCTTCTTCGCCCGCTCTTGGATGCGTTGGCGGGCACGCTCGGCAATCGCGTCGATCCGCTCGGCCAGACCCGGCGCACCAATGCCAAGGTTCGTGGTGGACTCTGACCCGATCGCATCGCTGTCTCGGGTGGCGAGAAGGCGGGCGGTGGTTTCGTAGGCGCGGGCTTGCACCTCGACCCCGTCCTCTTCACGCTGGTAGTTTTCCGGCAGTCCTGCCTCTGCTGCCGCTAGTCGTTCGGCGGTCGGGTTCCCTGTGATTCCAAGCCGGCCCGCGAGTGCTGACCGTTCGCCGAAATTCATCTTCCGCAGTTCGGTCATCCGGTTTTGCACCGCTTCGATCGACTTCCAATCGACCCCAACCACCTGCCCTTCGGCTATCCGGTCGGCATCAATCCCCAAGTCCGTGGCGTAGAGCGAGTATCGCGCGTCATTGCTTGCGGCGGTCAGTTTCCCGTCGCGCATGACAAGCGTGTTCAACACACGCGCGGGAACACTCTTGCGATCCTTGACGGGCGTTTGCTTCACGATCCGCTGGCGTTCAAGCGTGTTGATCTTGTCCAACACGTCCATCGCGCCGGGGTTGTTGAGCAGCATCCCACCCGTGAGCGTGAGCGTGCCGGACGGCGCACCAGCGGCCTTGACCTTGGCGGCAGTCTCGGCCTTGCGTTCCTCGATGCGGGCCTCAGCCGCGGCGATGTCGGGCTTCGTCGCGTCGATCGCGGGCGCGGGCGTGGGGGTGGTGGCGGCGGCTACCTGGTCCTTGCGCTTCTGTGTTACCCGGAACGTGTTGATCCGGCCCGGATCGCTTTCGCCGGTTCCGATTTCCTCAGCAACAGCGCGAACGATGTTGCGCGGATCTTGGCCGACGGGCGCTCGGCGTGGTTTGGAGTTTGGATACCAGTGCGCGTTTTCCGGCGTCGCAACGTAATCCCACTCGTTTCCATAGATCCCGTGCTTCTCGACGGTCAACACGACGCCGAACTTGGCTGCATAGTCCTGAGCAGCCTTGGGCACCGCCGGCGTCGAGGTTGTCGCGGGGTCGGGAGTGGATGGTGGTTTGGGGGTGGGGGCTGGCTCGGCTGCCTGAACACGTCGCAGCGTGCGGATACCGGCGGCCTTCTCTGCTGCCTGCTGCTTGTATTTCTGAGCCAAGTTCACCAGATCAATGCGATTGGCACGATCTGCCCCATCTGCCAGCAACGCCGCACGTTCCGCCAGATCGTCGAGGGCGCGGTCGTTTGTTTCCGCCGTGATTTTCTCACGAAGATCGGCGATCTTCTCCGCCAGCGAATCCCCCTTCGCGGGGGCGGACGGGGAGGTGGGGGCAACGGCTGCGGCGGCCGGTGGCGCCTCGTTCTTCTGTTTCCCGAACCCCAACAGAATGTCGTCTGCCGCAAAAACTGCGGCCTGCGTGTTCTGTCGCTGCCACGCGCCATTCGCGGGCGACCACTTGAACCCGCGCGACTTGAGCGCCGTCCGCTGGGCGTCGCTGGGTTTTCCTGGGAAGAAGATGCGGAGTCGATCGTCGTCGTAGTTTCGCACCACGCGCGTTCCGTCGGTGTACGCCGCGTGTTCCTGCTCTCCGGTTGGAGCTGACGCCTCGGCCTGAACCGCCTCAGTCGCAACGTCCGCGAGTTTCCAAATCGACGCGCGGTTCACAAACAAGGGCTTGCCCCGTCGCTGCCCCTCCTCGCGGAGCATCTGCAACGCGCGGGCGACGGCCTGCGTCTCGCCGTTCTTGGCGGCGCGTTCAAGTTTGCCGACGAAGTTCTGCTTGGACATGGCGTTGAAGCCATCGCGCGAACGCTCGATGAATTTCGCCGTGATCTGCTCGATTCGCCCCGTTTCCTCATTGGACCGCATCTCTGGCGTCGCGGCGGCATTCACCGCACGCAACATGGCGGCGCGGGCTCGCTTGTCGAAGTCGCGAAGTTCCTCGCCCCTCTTGTCGGCGACGGCCCCGGCCTTTCGGTTGCGCTCGACCGGAAAGTTGGCCGGGCCGGTAATCATCGAACTGGCAGTGCGAGAGAGGGCATTGAGGTATGCCAGCGTCCTCGATTTCATCCCCTCGCGATAGCGGGCAAACTCGGCGTCGGCGATGCGCTTCTGCTCGTCAGTTTTGGCGGCGGCGTCCAATTGCTCGCGTGCCGACTTGAGCGTCGCGGCGTATTCCTCGCGGCGCGCCTGCCCGCGCTTCTCCGGGGTGTGGCTTGTGTTGGTGAACGCGCCAACAGCCACGTTGATCGGGATGTCGTCGGCGTAGTTGACCGCGGGGGCCTCGGCCTGCGAGGGTGGTGCCGCGGGCGAACTATCCGGCGATACCGAAGAGTTGGGCGCAAGGTCCGGGTAGTCAGCCAGAACCTCGGCGGGGACGGGCTTGCCTTCGGAGAGGGCGCGGGCGACGGCATCCCTGTGTTCGCCCTCTTGGAGTTGCTTGGCGCCGCCGCGCTTATAGGTGACGTACTCGGTTTTGCGCTTTTTCCACGCCTCATCGCGCAGATAGGCGTCATGCTGATTCAGTGTGGCGATGTTTCGATCGACATTGGCTTGATAAGCGGCATCTGCGGCGTTCTTGCGCGCTTGTTCCGCCGCATCCATCTTGTCCTTGTTCGCCCGAGTGATAGCATCAGCCTGTGCCGCCTGCTCACGAACACGATCCGCTTGCTCAACAATCCCCGGATATTCCGCGATCACATGAGGCGGTACATCAGCGCCGTCCGCCAGCGCGTCCAAGACAAAGTTCCTGTGCTGGAATGATCCAAACGTTGCTGCGGCAGTCGGGGTTAACTTGGCGTTCCACTCTGCCTTGGTCATCTCCCACGGCTGCTTGGGGGCTTGCGAGGGGGCGGGCGTGGTGGGCGTCACATCTCCCGCGTTTCGTCCACCTTCGGGAAGTCGCTGACTCGCCACATCTCCGGGCTGTTGCGGAAGAACATCCCCTCGATCGCCCACCATTGGTTCCACGCCCTGATCCACGCCAGGAGCCTTGTCTTGCTGCACACCACGTTCCGCCAGTTGCCGCTCTTGGTCGGCAGGCAGTACGCGATCTGCTCGTTCGGTCCCGGCGCTGAGCGGAGAATCCACTCCAGGTCGTGCAGCTTGTTCCGATCCGGCATCACCAGCAGCAGATTCATCCCCCGCTTGAGCTTGTGCTCCATTGGCCTCTCCCATCGGTGTGCGACCAGCGACGAACCGGCGCAGCGTGCGCGTCTCGGCCTCCTGACGCGCGTCGGTCCACGCCTGTTCCTGCGCGCGGTTGTCGAACACCGGCTTCTCGGTCATCAGCCGGCGGTCCTGCTCGATCGTCTCCGGCGCGTTCTGATCAGCGTCCGCGCCAACGGTGATCCCCAGCGGCTCGAGCAGCGCGCGGCGGCGCTGCTGCTCTGGCACCTTGCCCATGAGTCGCTCAGCCAGCGCGTCGATGTTGTCCCAATCCGACGACGTAGGCTCCGTCTTGGGAGCGGATGGGGCAGTTTGTGTGCCGGTTTGCGCGCCAGTATCGCGCTCAAGAATGGCCTCCAGATCGCTCTTGGGCTTGGGCTGGTCCTGCTGGCCCTGCTCCTCTTCGACGATCGCGTCGATCGCGGCGCGGCGTTGAGACCGCTCGTAGGCCGCACGCGCCGCCGGCGGGAGCGTCGACGGGTCGAACGGCTCAGCCTGGTCTGGTGCTGGTGCCGCGTCCGTCGCCGCGGCGTCGGTCGGTTGGGCTGATCTCTTGGCCTCGTACTCGCCCTTGCGTGTGCTCCACGATTCGCGCAGCCTGTTGGTGCGCCGCTGCTCGAACGCCCGCTTGGTCTGCTCCGCGGTGATGGTTGCCGCCTCAGTGACGGCCTCGCCAACGCCCGCGATGCCTTCGAGCGCAATCTCCTTTGGGTCGATCGGCTGTCCGGCCGAGAACTGTGCGGCCGCTTCACCCGCCGATTCGCCCGCCATCCCTACACTGGTCTGAAGCCCGAACCGGCCGACCGTGCGCGCAAGCCCGCGGGTCGGGGTAGTGGGCATGATCAGCGACATGCCGGCGCTGGCGCCGGTGTCCATCGTGGAAATGGCGGCCGCGCGCGCGGTGGCACGCTCGTTCACGAACCCCATCACTCGCGGATCGGCAATCGCCGCGGCAAGGGCGTTCTCATCTTGAACCGCATCCGGCCCGATCGCCTCTTCGAGCGCGTCGAGCCACGAGTTGGCGTACTCCACCCCAAACGAGTTGGCGGCGTTCGCGGCGACGTATCCCGCTCCGCCCGTCGCGGCACCGGCCGCCATTTGCCCCAGGAGCCCCGGCACGACCTGCCCGTAGGACCGGGCCGTGACGTCGCCAACGCCCTGAATGAATAGCCCAGGATGCTCCTGCGCAAGCTGCGCGAGCGCCCCGAGCGTCGGCGCGTCGTTGACCGCCTGGGAACCTGGCGAGATTGGGCGCAGGCGCCGCTCGCGGAAGATCGAGGCGAGATCCGTGAGCGACGACCCCTCTGGGGCGGCGCCGGAGGCGATGGGCCCCAGGATACCGGGATAGCTCTTGGCCTCGCCGAACCCCGCTGCTGCCTCCCGCGACATGGACCGCATGATCCCGGCGCTGTCCCCGCGCGGGTCGGTGACGGGTGCCGCTGCGCCGTACATGCCCATGTAGGGCTGGAACCCAGCGGCTCGGCGAAGCTCTTGATCCTCCCGCATGGACGGATCGCGTCCGTTTTCCTGCTGGAACTGGTCGCGAATCTGGGCGTAGTTGCGTTGGGAAAGCTGCTCGCCCGTGTCGATCTTGAACGGGTGCGCCGGGTCTCCCGACAGTCCAACGGTCGGCCGCTGGTTCGTCGATGGCCGGGTGCTCGGATCGGTCGGGGCATCACCCCGCTGGCGAAGGAGCGACATGAGACCTTCGGACGAGCTGGCATCCGTGGTTGCAGCGTCCACGGCCGACCCGATCGCCGCACGGCGCTGCTCGCGGAGCGCCTGCTGAATCGCTAACCGCCGGGCATCCCTCGCCGAGACGGTCGCGCCCTCGTGGATCTTGATGTCGGTCTGCATGGATTACTCCCCGAGGCCAAACTCATCCTCGATGATCCGCTCAATCTCGTCGGCAGAGTACCCCTGCGCGGCGAGCTCACGCATGCGAGACGCCTCATTGGGGCGCTGCTTGCTGAACGTCGCGACGATGGCCTCTGGCTTCTCGGCCCGCTGCTTGGCCAAGTCCGGCACGCCGTCACGGTCGGTGCTGGTTGGGCGCTGGTCGTTACTTTGCGGGGTCGAAGGCTTGTTCTCGATCGCAGACTTTCGCTCACCAGGGCGTCCATCCTGAGTGATCATCTTCTCGGTTCGCAACCCGTTTCGTTCACCAGACGCGAGAATGATGTTTCCATCGGCATCGACCGGAGCGCCGCGCAGGATGGCGCGCTCGGCCTCGCGCAGCGTCTTGGCGCGGGCCAACGCATCTTCATCAGAGTCGGAGCTACCTTCGATCTTGGCTGCCATTGCACCGTATGAATCGGCGAGGGCGCGCCGACTCGGACCATCCATCTCAACGGCTCCACCAGACGAGCCGTTGCCGGCCTCTGCCTTCATCTTGGCTGACCTGGCCACGACCGCCGCTCGCCGGGCGTCATCTTCGATCTGCTTGCGGTACGGGCTGTACCTCGAGGTGGCGAAGTAGTTTGACCACGCATCGAGCTCCTCGTCGGAAAGCGCGCCGCCGGAGATCCCTGCCAGCGCCGCCCTGAACTGCGTCGGCGTCATCTTCCCAAGCTCGGCGTGGTTGTTCTCCATGATCTTGAACACGGTGTCGAACTTGCCCAGATAGGCCGCAAGTCGCGCCTGCGCGCGAAGCTCGGGCGCATCCTCCGGGTCGACGAACTGCCAGTTATCAACCATGTCGATGATCATCTGGCCCTGCGCCATGTCGGCCTGACGCTTCATGTCGTCGTCGATTGATCCACCAAGGAATCGAAGGGCCTCGACGTCGCCCATCGCCTCGGCGGCTGTGATGGCGCGTTCGTAGTCTCGCTCGAGGGGTAGTTGCGTCGCGTCGTACTCGAACGGATCCGGGTTGATCTTGGTCGGCTTTGGGCGTGGAGAACCCGAGTACGCCGCGGCCGCCGCATCCTGTCCCTGCATCGGGTTCGGTCGGACGGACATCTCGGCGGCTTTCGCCTTTGCCCGCTGACCAGATCGCTGCGCCGCAAGATCGGGAACCTGGTTGGCCATTGCCGACGCCTCGACGGAGCTGCGGCGCGTGCGCGAGCCCGCAAGCCTGGCGCGCAGCAACGTGGCGATGGTCTTGGCCGTGTTCTTCTTTTGGTCGTCGGCCTCCTTGATCGCAGCAACGCGCAGGTCGTGCATCGACTGCTGGCGCGCCTCTTCCTGCCTATCCATGGCGAGCCGCTCGAGCGACAGCGACTGGCCGAACGCCACTTCCTCCTGCCGCTGGCGGAACTGGCGATCTTCCATCTCCTGCTGAGCCAGCGAGTTGGCCATGCCAATGCCCTGCTGCGAACCAGCGAGCCAGAACCTCGCGATGTCTCCGGTGTCGATGCGAGTCATGTCCAATCTCCAGAGATGTACGCGAACTCGCTCTCAACGTAGCCGCCCGTGCCGGTCTTGAGTGTCGTGGTGTCGATGGGCGGCTTATTCCAGCGGTGCCGCGCGTTGGGCTTGGCGACTACGGCGGTGCGGAACGTCTCGTTGGCGTACTCGCGCTCGTCGTTCTCATGGGCGTAGTTGCCGATGAAGTACAGAACCTCGTCGATGCCGTGCAGCGCCAGCGTATGGATCAACTTGCGCCACCCGGCCCACGCGCTTGGGCTGGTCTGCTTCGGGAACCCCTCACCGCGATAGCCGGGAGGCCCGACCCACGGCACGATCGGCCCACGGATGGCACGGATCTGCTCAACCATCCCCTTCATCGCCGCGAACTGCTTTGGCGCGCTCCCGCTGATCGCGGAGTACCGCGCACCGTCCGGGTTGAAGTAGAGCTCTGGCGACGAGTCGGATCCAACGCACACGACCTTGTTGCCGGGATAGGTGTACCCCCACGCCGACGTGAATCCGTCGCGGAGCCGCACGTCGCCATAGTTGCTGCACGGGGGGGGAGGCGTCCCGAAGATCGTCGAGTAGGTGCCGAGCACAATGTCGGCGAGCGCGGCGTTCATGCGCTGCTTGACCGCCAGGTCGTGCATCACCACCGCGGTCGCAGTAGGGCTGTTGTGATTGTTGTGCGCGGCAAGTTGGGCCTGCGTGAAGGCGTTGAACGCGGTCGGATAGCGGCGTGAGTACCCAGCGTCGCGCACCGCCTGGATCGCAGCCGCGGGATCACCGGGAATCGCGTACCAGGAATAGTGCTGCTCGAACTCCAAGACGATCCGCGTCGGCCGCATCGAGCCGGCCAGAGCCCACGCGCCCCAGAACTCCAGCATGAGGTTCTTCCAGCCAGTGACGCGCGGCCCCGTGGCCATGAAGTCGAGATAGGTCGCGGGCTTGATGTCGGCGACGTCGCTGCGGTACTGCCCGAGATGCCGAAGGAAGAGCGGCGCCGGCACCGCGCCCTCGAGGGAGTAGTACGCTTGGTTCCCAAGCTCGTTGGGCTGGAGGTCCATGTTCGAGAGCACCGACACATACACCGGCCGCATGTTGGCGGTCGGCGCTGGTGGCGTCTCGGCGGTTTCCCAGGTGTGCGCGGTGATGCCGGCCATGTCTGCTCCTTACGCATCGACGAACACATCAACCGGCACATCAGCCTCGGTGCTCGACGCACGGGCGCGAACCTTGTAGATGGCACCGGCCACGCTTGCCGGATCCGTCATGACCGCGGGGAAGTCGTCCGCGTCGAGCCCGGCCGCGGTTGCGAGCGTCGGATGCACCAGCGTCCAAGGCGTGTTGAGGTGGAACGGAGACCAGCAGGAGAGCCCGAGCGTCATCGAGTGCTCGTGCGTCCCGGATGGGGCTAGGTCCGAATCGCTGGTGGGCTTGTCGGCAAGCACCTCGATGTAGACGAAGCCAGCCGGATCGCTGATCTGAACGTACAGGGACTCGAACAGGGGTTTCCCCGGCTTCCATTCCCACAGCACCGTTGGCTCGGGCTGGGGGCTGGTTGGTGTCCGCTTTGGGATCGTCACTCGGCGGTTGTGCTCGCACATCGTCCCGGCGATGGTGACGAGCTTCTTGGGCGTGTAGATGGCCTCGCGCGACGGGATGAACAGCGCGCGCCCGCCCTGCGTGCGAACGATCTGGCCAGTGAAACTAATCTGGGCGCTCATGGCGGATGCTCCTTAGTTGGGGCGCGGAGTGGGACCGACGAAGTTGCTGGGGTAATACACGCCGTTGACCGTGCCGCCCTGCCCGCTGCCTCCGGCCGCACCAGATCCGTTGTTTCCACCCATTCCCTGCATCATGGCCAACGAGCTCATCTGGCCGCCGATGCCGGCGAACAGGTTGCCCCACGTCGCGCCGCTCGCGGCGCTCGGGCTGGCGCTGCTGACGTACTGCCGGGTGTCGACGCCGAGCCAAGGGTTCTGGATGCCGCTGGTGGCATACCCCATCTCCGCGTTGATCGGCTGGGATTCGTACTGGAACTGATCGGCCAATAGGCTCTTGCGCAGGTTCAGCGTGTCGCCCTTGGCGGCGGTCTGCATCTGGATCCGCTTGTCCGCGAGCTGCCCAAGCTGGTCGTTCTGGCTCTCGAGGAGCGAGCGGTTTCCACGCTCCACGACATCGGTGAACGCCGTGCCGGCGCCAAGCCCGCGGCCCATCATGGAAGCGCGGGAGACGCGCGCAAGCCCCTGGGCCTGCCGATCGGTGTCGCGGCGAATCCGCTCCTCTTCCTGCTTTCCGTAGGCCGCGAGTCCATCCTCGATGCCCTGTGCGTCGGCCAGAAGGCTCTGGTTCGCCGAGGTTCGACGGCCGCTCAATTGGCGCAACTGCTCGATGAATCCAACCTGGTTGCCGTCGATGGAGTCGGTGTTGAGAAGCCCGGTGGTGCCAACGCGCCCGCCGGCGGCCTTGACCAAGGCGTCGCGCTCGGCCTTGGCGCTCTTGAGCCGTTCGGCCTTCGCCGCCGCGCTGTTCTGGTTCTTATTCGCGTTGGACCAAGGAAGCCCGCCGCCGCCGGCATCGACCGCGCCGCCGCCAGCGATGATCTGATCCAACTCCGCGACGCGCGAACGCTGCTGGTCGTTGAAGGTCGGGTCGGCGGCCTTCTCGCCCAGGTACTTCACCGCGTTCTCGCCGTACCGCGTCTTGAGACGCTGGATCGCAGCGTCCTTTCCGTAGTACGCCAGGTCCGCCATGAACTGCGATTCGGCGTCCTTGTCAACCTTGAGCTGCTGCGCCTCGCGCGCCGCGGCCTGCTCAGCCGCCGCCGCTTTGGACGCGGACGACGATCCCATGATGCCGCCGATCAGAGACGACCCGATTCCAAGTGCCGCAAGTCCAAACATGCTCATGGGAACGCCTCCTATGCCCAGTCAGCCTCAGCGCCAAACACGCCGCCCAGAGGCACGACGCCGATCCACCGATCGCCAGCCAATCCCTCCACGTCGATCGCAACACATCCCGACGCATCGGTCTGCACGATCAACGAGCGACCGGTCTCGAGCTCGCGCACCAGCGTGCCTGTCGCGACGGTGAGCACCTGGGTTCCGTCCGGCGCTCCGCCGGGCGTGCTCGACACCCATACCAGCGCCGCGAAGTTGCCAGATACCTTCCGAACAAGAGCGCTGCGAAGCTCGATGTTGGCGCGACGAACCTGCCCAACCTGCCCGCCCCATGAGACGATCGCTTGTAGAGGGAGCTGTCCGCACGTCGCGGAGACGTTGCGCAGCACCCCCTCGACGGCGCTCTGGTCAAATGACGAGAGCCTTCCGTCGCACACGCGATCGAGATTGGGCGTGGTGTGGGTCATTCGTCGGTCTTGACCACGACGCCGCACGCCGTGTCGGTTGCGCACTTGGCCTTGACGTAGATCACCTTGCCGCCGCGCACGGTGTACACGGGCGTCGAGCCCGCGCCCTGAGCGCCCAGCACGATCGTGTCGAGCAACTCCTCGTTGACGGGCGTCGGATCGCCCGCGTAAGACTTCAGGGTCCCCTGCAACGACTCGGGATCTCCCTTGTTGACCTTCGAGCGCGTCAGGTCCGAGGGTGTTCCACCGCTGATCGAATCGGCGGTGTAGATCTCGAAGAAGATCTGCGCTCCGCCCGCGGATCCCTGCGCGTCGAGGTTGAAGAAGGTCTTGATGGCGTGGTTCGACGCCGCGGCGAGCGACACCATGACCTTGCCGGCGGACGTCGCCGTGCGTGAAAACCGGTTCGAGTTGGCTTGAACTCCGCTCATTGGGATGCTCCTCCTCCCCACGGCTCAAAGCCAGGGGCTTCGGTGATGATCGGGCCTAGCCCGCCTTGGTTGCCAGACACGATGACGTACGTGGGCTTAAGCGTGTCGATCTTGACGCCCGGGCCAAATCGCGACGGCCCGCGATCGAACGTGTTGGCGTGACGGTTTTGGACACCTCGCACAATCCCGCCGCCTGGTTCCGGATCCCCGTAGTCCAGGACGTACTCCATGGGTGGGGCGTTGATGACGCGCGATGGACCAAAGCCGTCGTAATCCCACTGGCCCCAGAACGGCGCATCGAACGGCACACTGAACCCGCCGTCGTACTTGGGCGGGAATGGCAGTTTGAGCGCTTCGGCCACGGGCGTCTCGTCCGGGTCCGGGTTTCCGTCAGGGAGCTCGCCGCCGTCTCCGTCGCCGGTCTCTGTGGGCGTGGGTGGCGTGGGCGGGGCGGGCGGAATGACCGCCGGGCGGCACGGCGCCGGGGGAACCGCCGCCTCGCGCAGGACCGAACGCCGCGTGGGCTCGGCCATGTCGAAGTCGCAGTCAATGGCCTCGAGCGTGAACACGCCGGCGGCGCACGTGAACGTCGCGACCATCGCTGGCCCGCGCGCGTGCATCGACCAAGCCCAATCGTTCGGTCCGAATGTGCGCGGTCCAGTGGCAAGGTGGCGATCTGGCCCGTAGCACTCCTCGGGCGTCGATCCGGTGTAGATGCGGATGTCGCACGACGCCGACGCCTTGGGCATGAGCAGGATCATCCGGCTCAGGATCGCGTCTGACTCGATCGGTCCGGAGTGGATCAGATGTGACGAGAGGAGCGTGGTGATCGGCGCGCCAAGATCCATGGCTCCCGCAGCGCCAAAGCGAACGAGCCGCCCGTCGCTGGTGCCATAGACCGCCTTGCCCTTCCAGACGATGGCGCACGATGGCGCAACCGGGAGCGTGATCGGGAAGAACCCGCGTCCACCGGCCTGGTATCCGCCGATGTTCTCGAAATAGGACACCTGCCGCGTCTGACCGCTCAGGGCGATCAGGAGCATCCGTCGCTCCGGATCGCGCGCCATCGTCACGCGAACGCTGGCGCGGTCCGCTGGGTCGAAGGTGATGAACTGCGTCAGCGTGTCGATCGAGACGGGGATCGGTGCTCCACCAAGGGGCGCGATCATGAGCCCGGGCGGAGAGTGGAACGCCATCACGTCGCCGCCGCCGGGCGTACCAACCAGCAGGGCCGCGTTGGGACCCGACACCCCGTAGGTGCGCGAGCGTGTGATGATCTGGTCGGTGCCCTCGTAGGGGTTGCCGACAAGGAAGTTGATCGAGTTGGTGCACCCGACGAAGAGCGACCCATTCGGCCCCTGCGTGATGCAGGTGATGGGGTCGCCGATCGTGGCCGAGTCCCCCACGCCGCGGATCCACGCCTTGCCCGCGGCTAGGTCGGTCAAATCCCAGTTGAGCGGTTCACCGCTCGCCGACCCGTAGATCGCCAGCGGCTGCGCGGGAATGCCAGCCAACACCAGCGAACCGAGCATCGACGTGATGAGCGTCGCGGTCGTTGTACCCGCCGAGGTCTGACCGGGCAGTGTGCCGGCGGTAGGCGTCCATGCCCCCGCAACGCGCGTGACCATGTTGGCCTTCCGTGCGCGGCCAGCACCGACGAAGTACGCGACACCATCGAGCGATTCGGTCTGAACGGTGTCATCCTGGCCATAGAGCCCAGTGGCCAGCAGTTCGACGGTGGTTCCCGAGTAGATGGCGTACAGGTCGCCGCCCTGAACCCAGTAGATCACCTCGTTCACGGTCGTGATGTTGGCCGAGACACCAGCGGTGCTTGCGGTCGCGGTGGCCCCGCTCTCGGCGCTGGCGATGCCCCACGTGGCAATGGCCGAGCGATCGTCGATGTCGGCCTGAATCTCAACGGTCGTTCCGTCCTCTCGCACCACGATGCCGACGATGATCGTTCCATCGAGACGCGCGCGAAGCGTGAAAGGCCGACCGCCAGAGACCCCGTGGGGAGCACTGGCGACGGCCGTTTGAGTTTTGTTGAACCGGCGGAACCGGAGCACCAGATCCACACCGACAATGGCCACCTCGTATCCGGTGCGCCCATCCGCGTCGGCTCGGAGCACGATGGACAGCGCGTGGGCGATGTCCTCGCATCCGATCGAGACCTGGCCGGGGTTCGGGATCGTGGACGCGAACGCAAGGAACTCGCGGCCGCTTCCGGCCTTGGTCCACTTCGCGTTGGAGTACGTCCAGGTCATGGGTTAGTTGCCGTCGTCGTTCTCTTCGGGCTTTGTTTCACGCCGGAGACGCGCATCGGCCACGCGGAGCTGCTCGTGGAACTCGCGACGCAGAGCGTCGATCGAGCCAGTGACATGAGCACGGAGCTGCTCGACCGAGCCGGCCATGCGGCCGACGTTCTCGGAGATGTTCACCAGCGTCCGATCGCGGGCTTCGATCTCATTCGCATGTGAGGATCGGATCTCGCCGATCAGCGACAGGTATCCGGTCTTCTGATCGAACATCTGTTGCTGGTGGTTCTCTTGCTGAGCCTTGAGCGCGGCCAGAGTCTGATCAGCGGATCGCGTCAGGTACGGCCCGACGATCCACTTGAAGGCGGCGAAGAGGATCCCGCACACCACGAGCAGAACGACCAGGCCCATACCCGCCATGCCGTACATGTCGTCGAGCGTCCTTACAACGTCCGTGACTGGTTGAACTGCTGATGCTGCCACGAGATCACTCCTTTACAAACGAGTCGGCGAGAGGGGGGTGCCTTTACAGGCCGGCGATCAGCTCAATGGCCTGGGTGAGCACCCCGCCCGCGGTGGGCGTGATCGCCTCGACCTTGGCTCTCTCTTCCTCGAGCGCCTTGATCAGCACGTCGCGCACGGTCTTGGCCGACTCAGGCGGCACCGTCGTCCACGCCGCGGCGAGCCGGTCGTACGCCTCGTTCTGTGCTCGGATGGGCGTTGCCGGATCGACCTCGAGCTCCAGCCCCTCCATGAGCAGATTTCCCGTCACGCCGTCGTAGAGCTTGGCAACCTTCGCGACCGTGCCCGCTTGCGTGTCCGTCACGATCGACCTGGTGGAGCCGGGGATCGGGATCACGGCACGGTGGCTTGCGCTCGAGCCCGCGCGGGAGAGCACACGCTCGGCGATCCCGTCCTTGCCCTCGGAGGTAAAGGTCGTGATCTCGGTCTGCGAGACGGGCCCCACCGCGGCGATCGACATCGAGCCGTCTTGGTCCACGCCCGTGAGCGTGTTGGGCGCGGTGTTGCGGTTGGTCACTCCCCCAATGTCGAGGGCCTGCTTACTGCCCACCTGTGCCGCCTCGGTCACGCGGCCGGAGTCGACGCAGCCGATGGGGATGGTGCCGAACAAAGCGAGCGCGGCAATGACGGAGAACAGGCGGATGCATCCACGAAACATGAGAACCTCCAGTCAGGCCGAATGCCTGAACGGTGCGAGCGCCACGAGCACCTGGCCGCGGCTGTTGACGGCAACGGCGTACGCGCCGGCGCCGAGTGACACTGGGGCAGGAGACGTCTCGAAGTTGAACACGCCGTTCTGCATGACGTCGTTGGTCAGGTCGAAGGTGTTTCGGATCTTCCCCGTCGTGGCGTCGAGCTCGAAGAGCTCCGCCCACGCGCCGCCGGATCCAGTCCAGTCGGCGTTGCGCTTGACCCCCACCACGAACGTGCCGTTCACGGGGTTGGCCGCAATCGCGTTCTGGAGCACGGTGGCACCCAAGGATCGCCGCCAGCGAATGGCGCCATCGAGCCCGCGCACGCCGTGCACGTTGGCCGAAGCCGACGATGGGCGATACCCACCGACGCAGAGCACATCGACGCTGGACAGGTACGCCAGGGCGAAGGCGCTGGGTGGGCTGACCGCTCCGCCCGGGTCGCGCGCACCATCCACGATCGGCGGAATGTCACACTGGTAGGTCGTGCCGCCTTGAACGAACCCGGTGCGATACCCCTCGATGTCCGCCTCCCACGCGCCGAGGTCGGCTCGCAGGCCATAGCGCGTGCCAGTGGTCGGGCTGATGTACTCGGCGGGGGCGGCGTCGTAGGCCGCGGCAAGGACGCACCTCGCGACCGTGACGTCGGTGCCAGGGGCTCCATCGGGCCCATTGCCCTCGAAGTCGAACCCCTGATTCGTGCGGGCGATGAACACGTCGCCACTGGGGTGGGGCGCGATCGAGTAGATCAGGCACCCGCGCGGGCGCTGCGCGCCGTACTCGCTGGGGCGGAACGTCTCGTGCGCCTCGTAGGCGGGGTCGCCATCCTGTGTCCCTTGGGGGATTGCCTTGCGGCGGACGGCGTTCTGCCCAACCGCCAACGGCGTCTTGAGCGTGGCATCGGCGTACTGGATCTCAAACAGGGCCAGGTTCGACCGCGCATGTTCGCCGAACGCCTCCGCCGGCGTGCCCGTGTCCACGACGATCGGGCCGGTGATGGCCGCCGAGCCGGTGTTGCCGGTCCAGAGGTAGTCTTTGCCAGCGATCGTGATCGGAGCCAGCGATTGGCCCTCGATCGCCATGAACAGCGGCGTGCGCTTGAGGTACGTCAGGTTGTCGGCCCGGAATGTGTAGATGTAGCGGTTGGCGACGACGAAGAGGTACGGCCCGTGCTGGATCATCTGCGAGACGGTGAGCGGGACCTGGGCCCCGGTGATGGGCGCGGTGTACGGCGCGTCGTGGTCGACGAGGTACCCGGTGTGAGTGAACGTGTCGGGCGTCGCCAGCGAGAACCGGGCGATCATGGTGATGGTGTTGGGGTCGGTCGTCTGCCCCGTGTCCTGGCCGATGCAGGCGAGGTAGCCGACGTCCGGATCCGTCGCGTGCCAGCAGCAGCCGAACGCGCCATACCCGCCCACGCTCGCCGGCGGGGCGCTCATGGTCGCGCCCGTGCCGCGCGTGTCGCGAAGGACGGTGCGCACGGTCCAGTTGGCGTCGAGCACAAGGGCCTGTCCGATCCAGTCGCCCGACACGCGGGACGTGCCGGTGGTCAGGGTCGTCGGATCCACCTGGTCGTAGCCGGTGATGTCGCTGGCAGTTCCGACCACCCCGATGCACTGGACGGGCTTTCCGGCGGCCGCTCCGCCGGCGGCTGCCACAAGCTCGAGGGGATCCCGCGTGGACAGGTTGAATCGCTTGGGCCCGCTCTCGCGCGGCCACGCATTGTTCATCGCTTCAGGTGGTACGGTGGTCCCGTCCTGAGCGATAAACGGCTGGGCGTCGGAGACGCCTCGCGAAGGGATTGGAAACCTGACCGATTCCATGCGTGCCCATTGGTGCGTCGTGTGCGGAAGAACGCGCCCCGACGCCGAAGGTCGCCGCTTACGGCGCCGGGGTCGCGCTGTGGGGGTTGTTGGTGAATCAGACGCGCAGGAGGTTGGAGATCCAGCGCATCGGAGCCGGATGCTTCTGCATGACCAGGCGGCCGCCCGTGATCACCTGGAGCGCCAGCGCCGTGCCCACAGTCTTGGTCGGAGCAATCCGAATCGTGACGGTGGAACCCGGAACGATGGCCGCTTTCTGGGCGTCGGTGAGGTCCTTGAACAGGTCGAAGAAGACCGTGCGGAACTTCCCGGGCGCGTTGTCGGCGGTCGCAGTGGCCGGCTTGTAGGTGTCGGCGGTGGACGTCACGAACGCCGTCCCGTCCGTCTCCACGCCGCGATCGCTGAGCGTCGGCGACTGGAAGATCGCCAGCACGCTCAAGCCAAGGTCAGTGTCGTCAGTGGCGCCACCGGTGGTGTCGACACGTCGCACGCGCAGGGCGAGCTTCATGCCGGACTTGGAGCTGCCGCTGTACTTCCGCATGCGCCACGGAACCTGCATGGTGAACTGCACCAGGTCGGTCGTTGCGGCCGTCGCCTTCCAGTTGACCACCTCGAGCTCGTTGGAGCCTCCAGCGGACAGGATGTACGCCTTGGCGGAATTGGAACGACCAAGCGCCGTCGCGGGCGTGGTGAAGCTCCACGAACCAGGGGAAGGAATCGGCTCATCGTCGCAGATACCGCGGTTTCCGAGGGTCCAATCGGTGATCTCGACGTTCATCTCGAACCCGTGAAGCTTCATGAGGATGCTCCTACATCAGAGGTGTCCCGTCCGCCGCAAGGACGGTCGGGTCCGGTATCACTTGGCTGACAATCCGGTCTGGCTCGCGCATGACCGGCTGCATGTCGTTGTCGCGCTGGATCGAAACGGCCATGCGTTCATCGAGGAACGCCTGAGCGCGTGCGAGGCTCGGGTCGCCGGCCTTTCGGTCCTCGCGGATGATCGCCCGCGCCGCAAAGGCCACGACCGTCATGTCGTGGATCGCTGGCCAAGGCCCAAGGGCGTCGTCCTCGAGCAACAGCCGAGGGCGAACCCTGGTCTCGAACGTCAGCACATACGCCCTGTCTGGCGCCGGGAATACCGCAAGCTCGTATGCTGGGCGTCCGTCCGCGTTGATCGGCGCGCTGGGGTTGTCGGCGTAGATCGCCGCGGGACCGATACCGATGGCCTGTGGGAACCCAGCCGAAGCGCTCGGATTGGTCGCGTGCAGGGCCTCAACGCCCATGAGATCGGTGATGCGGACCCAGCCGCCGCGGCTATTGGGATACGAGACCGTTGCGGTCAGCGTGTCCGTCCTGCTCTGGATGCCTGGCGGGAGCACGTATCGCCACGCGGTTCCATCGAGGCAGTTTCCAAGCGAGCCATCGGGAGAGAGCGTGAGCTTAATGCGGCGCTGCATCCACCCCCACGGGTGAGCGTCGCAGAACTCGGCAAACCCATCCTCGATGGCGTTGGCGAATCGCGCCGCCCCGAGCGGGTCGGTCGGCGCAACCCACGTGCCACCAGCGCCGTCGACCTGTAGACGGACCCGGGACGCAACGCGGTCCTTCATCCGTCCGATGGTCATGTCGCTGGTGCCGATCATTGAAATGCCAGTCGTCGGCGTGAGAGCATCAGGACGTGGGTTCGTGATGGTCGACGCTGGCTGAGTTAGACAACACAGGCTTTCGCCCATGCCGGTTGGTGCCGTCAGTTCTGGAGGATCTGGACCTTGGCGAGAACGGTGCCCGCGCCGTTCGCCAGCGTTTCGAGCAGCACGGCCCACGCGCGGGCGTTGGCGCCGACGCGCGCCGTCGGGGACGTCTGATCGGTCGCCACGAGCGCGGCCGCGGTGCCCGGCGCGAGCGCCTGGCCGATGGACAGGCCGGAGCCCGCGACCACCAGGGCGTAGATGCAATCGCCGGCGAAGATGCCCTTGACGCCGCCGCCCTTGCGGAGGTTGGCGGTGGTGCCCTCGAGGTCGTTCTGCGCGCGCTGCGGGTAGTCGGCGACGACGCAGAAGTTGTAGAGAGCGCTCGCGGTCGGGGTGCCGACGCGCTGGCCTGCGGGGGGCGTATCGCCCTGGCCGGTGCTCTGGGTGTCGAACGGATCGAACTGAAGGACCATGCCCTTCTTCAGATCGGCGTTGAACGCGGTGCGCGAGCCGGCAGTCGCGTTGATGTTGAACCCGGTGAAGCACACAGACTTCGCGATGAAGTCGCCACCGGTGGGGTCGTTTGCGATGTACATGGCTGAACTCCGTGGATCTGGGCCGATTGGCCCGGGTCATTGCTGTCGGTTGATCACGATGGAAACGGGGTGCGATTACCAGGAGCCGTGCATGACGGCCACGGCGGTGCTCGGGTCTTCGGCCTGGACCTGGGCGATGTAGTACTGGTTGTTGGTGACGACGTTCTCGTTGAGGCGGTGCGGGCGCGACTGGCCCCACACGGCGGTGCGGAGCTTCAACTCGTTGTGGTTGACAACGAGGATGGGGCGGATGGAGGCGCGCGGCATGTTCTGCGAACCGCGGATCACGCGGCCGTCCATGCGCTGGCCGTTGCTGAGCTTGAAGTAGTCGTCGCCGCGGTCGCCGCTGAGCTGGTTCAGCATCGCGCGATAGTCCTGCTCGTCGTCCCAGGAGAGGAAGATCTCATGGCTCGGCATGGAACCGACGCGACCCTTCAGGCCGGCGATGAACGAGTAGTTCTGCAACGCGAGAATGCGGGCGAGAGCCTCGCAGTCGTCGGCGTTGATCTTGCCGGGGCTGCGGGTGCCGACCACGCTTCTGAGGCACTCGTTGGCGATCAGGGCTCGGTTCTGGCCGAGGATGGTCGACGTGACGGTGTTGTCGCCGAGCGTCGCGTAGATGCCGTTGCGCGCGGGCGTGGGCTGGGGCACGTAGTTGCCGCTTGAGTCCTGGGACAGGGCGCCCCAGTAGAGCGCGCCGAGAATGGCGCCGAGGCCCTCCGTGCCGCCGGGGTTGGTCGGAGCATCCAGCAGGGCGCGGTCGAAGAGCTGGACGAAGGCCTTGAGCGCCTTGTCCTCGTCGGAGTCCTTCAGGCTGTACTGGTGCCCATCGGACCCGCGCTTGTTGAAGTTTTCCTGCACGAACTCGTCGTGGATGCAGTTGGTGTGCGAGACGAACATCGTGAGCTTGATGGCAAGCTCGATGACGCCCTCGACGCGGCGGTTGGTGATGCGGCCAAAGGCGCCATACGCCTGCACCGAATCGGGGCCGGCGTCGATCGGGTCGAGGTGCCACGACTTCTCGATCTCGGCGGCGGTGCCCTTCTTGCGGCGAAGCACCATCGAATCCCAAGCCGGATAGCTCAGGTGCTTCTGCTTGGAGCGAAAGCCCTCGACGTGGCTGGTGCGCTGGGCCTTGGTGTTGGTCTTCAACCAGGTTACGAGATCAAGCGGCATGGCTCAGACTCCTTGGAGACTGGGCCGACGCACCCGGCGAAGCGCATCGGACGTTTGTGGAACGCAGCGACACCTCAGTCGCTGCTCATGTGCTCTGCGATCCGGCGATCGCTGTTCTTCTGGCGTGCTCGGGTCGGCGTTGACGGCTTGGGCTTGTCGGCGCTGGACGTGGGAAGGACTCTCCCCCACTGCTCGGTCTTCTTCCCGGGCTTGTCCGCGTTGGTCTTGGACTCGGTGCCGATCTTGAGGCGACGAGCGGCGTCTCGGAAGATCGTCGCGTCGTCGGGCATCTTCTTGCCGCTCTTTGCAACCTCGATGGCGATTGCTCTGGCGGTGGAGACCAAGCGAGTGACGATGGCCTTCTGCGCGTCCCCGCGGGTGCCGCTCTTGCCAATGAGATCAGCGGGGAGCCCGATGGTGTCGACGAACTTGTCGAGCATCTCGTCGCGGGCCTTGGCCTGGGACTCGGCCGTCTTGGTCCGGCGCGAGATGCCGCGCATCTGGAGACGCCGGCGGTCGTGCTCGGCCCTGGCGATGTTCTCCATCTCCTCGAGCGCCTCGGTGAGCGCGGCGCCGACGGATCCGTCCAGCTCATCGAGCTCAACAGCCGACTTGACGGCCTTGACCGCGTTGGAGATGCGTTCGACCTTGACCGGCTTGAGCTTCGTGACGAACTCGTCGACGTCCTCGGGCAGGTCCGCGTACTCGGGGTCGTCGGCGATCTTGGCCGGCGTGCTGGTCGAGGGGGTCGTTACCGGCTCGTCCTCGCCCTCGATCTTGATTGCGGACAGGTCGATCGTGTCGTCTTCGGCCTTGGTCTCGGCGGCCGGGGTCTCTTCGACTTCATCGCCCTCTTCGACCTCTTCCTCGGTCTCTTCGGTCTCGGTCTCTTCGGTCGAGTCGTCGTCGCCAGCGAGAATCGAGCCCTCTTCCTGCGCACCATCGTCTTGACCACCCTCCTCTTCGGAGAGCAGATCAGCGGCGGTTACGCCCTTGGGGGGCAGGCTTTCGTCGGCTGGCGGCATGGGCGGCGTCCTTCACATGGCGTCTTGCGTGCAGCGCACGAAACAACGCCAGAATGGGACGCACGGCGAAAATCCAGATCCATCCACACTTGTGAGGAAAATTGACGGGTCAGGTCTGTTTTATGACTCGGTTTCGCTTCTTCAGCGGCGTCACGACCTGCTTGATGGGCTCGCCGCGCTTCTCCCGCTCGTCGTTAGCGGCGTGCTCGACCTGGGCGCGTTCGTGGATTTCCCGCTCTCGCGCGTGCCACTTCGCGCGGTCCTCCTTGGTGTCGATGTAGACCTTGCCATCGTCGGTGACGGTGGCGGGAACGCCGGCAAACTCGCGACGAACCTCGCCGACCTCCTGCGGGTTGACGACGACATCCCACAAGCGGCGGCGCGTGCCGTGCAGCTCGTTGCTGTGGGTGGAGACGGATCGAAGCTGGGCGACGTCGATGTCGTGATCGGCGCTCCCGCAATCGCATCGAATCGCCGAGAGCTGGCTGGCACGAACGAACCGCTCGAACCTCGCGCCGCAATCGCGGCACACGCGCTGGTAAACGGGCATGTCACATTTCCTCTTCTGTGATGATCTCTTGTGCCGCAACCTTCTCGGGCTCCGCGCGGGCGTCTCCCTTGAACCACGCGACGTAGTACCAACGCCGCTTCCCGCCAAAGTCCTCCCAGTCCTCAATGGCGATGATGCGACCGATGAGCGGGTCGCACTTTGACGGCGCAACGAGGCGGACAAACTGGCCGAGGCGAAACTCGGCGTCTGTGCTCGACGGCATGGCGACTCCTATTGGCCCGCCATCGCGGGCGCGTAATCACTCTGCATCTGGGCCTGGCGGGTGTCGCCGCCGGTGGCGACGGGCCCGCCGCGGTTCCCCATCGAGTTCTGTTCGATCATGCTGCGCACCGCGCCGATGATCGCCTCGGTGTTCTCGGTCGGGATGATCTCCCCAAGCTCGGGAATCTCGAAGAACTCGGCCAGAAGGTCGAGCGCCGCTGGGATGTTGCCGCCAAGCTGTGCGACCGTCTGAACCCACATGGGAATCTGGGGCATGAGCTCGACCAGCGAACGCTGGCGCATCCGGGGGTCCATGCTGCTGGTCGCGCCCGTGATGGCCGTGTATTGCAGGCTCTGCCAAGACAAGTCCTTGGCGATCGGCATCGACGGGTCGTAGAGGATCGGCACCTTTTTACCGTTGGGAAGCGTCATGTTGAGCTTCACGGGCGGCTTGGGCAGGGCGTTGAGCCACCAGCCCATCCGCGCGAGGATCCCGCTGAACGCCGAATTGCGCATGTCGCGCCACGCCGTCATGATCGTTTCGACGTTGCCGGCGTTGATGGTCTCGCCGGTCGCGGTGTCGCTCCCGCTCCCGAATCCGCGTCCCTGCATCATGTTCGGGCCCTTGCGCTGGGCCAGTTGCAGGGCGAACCCGTGCGCCTGCACGGTCTCGGCGACAAGCCCACCCCGGGTTGCCTCCTGCGCGCCCTTGGGGTCGGCATAGACAACGGCGTCCATGACGGGCATGCTCAACGCGGCCGCGATCGCCCGCGCTGACGGATCCGCGATGGTGTAGCGTCGGGCGGTGAACCCTTCCTCAACGCCGCGAGCAGCGAGTACGGTCGTGGCGATATGGGCGTCCATCATCGTGGCCGCCGGGCTCAGGCCCTCGAGGAACCCGGGCGCGAAGCCCATCACCATCTGAACGAACGCGGATTCGTGCTCCGGGCCGGCGTGCGGCATGGGCTCGACGATCCAACCCTCTGGGTCGCTCGAATCGTCCCAATGCGGCAGGGTCGCGGTGTACCTCGTGCCGCGGTCGACAAACTCCACGTCGATCAGTTCGATCAGGTCGGCGGTGTAGAGCTCCTCCTGGTCGCCGCTGCGCTCCCAGACGTTGGCGCACGCCTCGATCCGCGCGCGGATGTTGGCCGGGAGCGAGGTGCGGTCCAGGAGCTCGCCGCGATCAACGACGTACCGCTCGGCGATGTACATGGCGCGGGTCAGATCGCCCTCGCACGTGGGGTCTGGGATCCAGTTGTGCAGGGGCACTCGGCGCGTGTACGGCTGGTTCTTGTCGTACCGCGTGGCGCCGAATGGCTGCGGCACCGCGTCACTGAACACGTGCACGCGCGCCACCGACATCGACAGCAGGGAATCGAGGACCAATTCCCACGCGACGCGCTCCATGTTGCAGTCGGCGCAGACTTGGCGCAGGCGCTGGGTCTGGATCGCCGCCGAGAACCGTTCGGTGGTCAGATCGGCCACGACCTTGGGCCTGAACCCGCCGGCGGAGAGGTACGGGAGCCAGGTTCGGCACATCTCGCCGAGGGGGGAATCAGGGCGCAGGCCGTGCAGGTCGGCCGGCACGAGGGGGGATTTTGGGAGCCCGATCGACGCGAACGAATAGACGTCGGAGACGGCGTGGAACCGGCCGGTGTATTCGGCAAGGGCGGTTCCGTACCGCGTGCGCATGGCCTGGATGGTGTGGTGACGGTCGGCGGCGCGGATCGCGTCGATGAGTCGCTGATAGGTCGGCGTGATGCTGGTGCGCCGGGTTGAGCGCTCAAATGAATCGGCGGACCCGGAAAGGACCGCGGCGTCTCGCAGGCTGCTAATGGACATGGCCCGGCCCTCGCGGGTCCGGATGCTCTCGGGGGTAGTTTAGCCGTCGATCGAGTGACCAGTGATATCGGCAGCGGTCGCCAGCCCCGCAACGGCGTTCAGCCGCATCGCGACGGGACGGATAATCGGCTCGGGCTTGGCGGGGCGAGGATCATGTGTAGCCACCCTTGGGGCCTGATCTTGCCGGAGTCGATGCCGCGCTGCATCGCGTCGATCACGGCCATTTGGTGGAACCGCTCGCCTGGCGAAAGCGACGGGTCAAACAGCGGCTTCTTCGGGTGCTGGGTCATGAGGCGGCGACCTCCTGCCCCTAGTTTACGCGCATCATGGGGCGCGTGATGGTGCGACCGCTGATCGGGTCGATGGTTTCTTCCAGCTTCGGCGGCGGTTCATACCCGTACAGGTACAGCATGGCCGCGCGGGCAAGAACCCGATCCGCCCACACCATGCGCAGCGCCGGGTTCTCGCGTGTTGCCGCTGGCTCGGGCCTGGTCGCGTTCCATTCGTACCACTCGCCATCCGCGCGGGCGGCCTTGGACGGATCCTCGAACAGCCCATCTTGCCATGCGGTGCGCACCGACACGATCGCCTCTGCGACCTCGCGCTCGGGCGGGCGCCACCCATCGCGCCCCTTGGTCATTGGCAGGCCAAGCTCGGCGAGCTGGTTCGCGAGAGATTGCCCGGACGTCGTGTGCGCCATCACGCACCCCGTCGACTTCTCGCCGCCTCCGTACCACAGGATCAGGGCGGCAATCTGGATCACCGCATCCTCGCGCGGCGGAACCTCGAGCTCCGCGACTACCCGGTTGGTCTTTGGATCCAGCACCACGGCGTATGAACTGCACGGCTCGTTCCCGCCCGCGACGCCGATCAGGTACCGGCCGCGGCGGATCGGCTCGTTCCAGATGTGCAGCTTCCCGCCCGGGGTGGGAGTGACGACGATCTTGTCCAGTTTCGCGGCGAACACCTCGGCCAATGCGGCGCTGCGCGTGCGGGCGGCGATGGTGATTGAGCACTCGGCGCTCGGAGCCGAAATGTTCACCGGCTGCTCGTACCGCGCCGGCTCGCGGAACACGCTCGCACGCTCTCCGTCGATCCCCATCACCATGTACCGCATGGCGTCCGGGGCGTGGTTGTTCTCGTCGATGGGATCGCTGGTGTCCGGGTCATAGGTGTAGCACTCGATCTCCTGCACCAGGTTCACGCACGAGGGATCGACGATGAGCTCGCCGCGCTCCATCTTCGCTCGGGTGATCGCGATCCCCTCCTCGATCTTCTTGTTGGCACCGAATGTCGGAAGTCCAGCGACACGCAGCTCGGCAATGAGCCTTGCGGCCGCCGAGTCCACGACGACCGCTTTCAGCGGCGCGTTCACCGCTTTGGCAAGGTTCGCGAGGTACTTCACGTGGCCAACGCACGTCGCCTGGTCAAACCCAGATCCGTACTTCTCGGCGACGATGTGCACGAGGCCCGTCTCGTCCTCGAGACCGAGCAGCGCGCAGAAGGGATCGGCGTACCCGTCGTCGACGCCGATGAACGCGCGACGCCAGCGCTTGCCAGGCTTGACGTCGATCAGATGGTCCTCGCGGTCCCAGCAGCCGTACACAAGCCCGTCCGCGGCAACCCACTCACCCAGGACGTAGCGCCGGTACATCATGCCGGTCAGCCGCTTTAGGCCCGCAACGTACTCTGGGTCGAGGTACGGGTTGTCGTAGGTCGTGGTCTGGATCAGGTGACAGTCGGGGCCGGCGGTGAACTGCTTGTTGATCCCAAACATCTTGGCAAGCCAGTGGGTCGGCGCGTGGGGATTGCACGCGGCATAGACCTGGAGCGGGAGACCTTCCACCTTCCTCGAGCAGCGGCCCTCAACCGTCTCCCACACCGATTGGTGCTTCAGGTCGCTCACCTCGTCGAGGCCTGCCCCGCTGAACTCGGTGCCGCCGAGCTTGGCCATCTCGTCGAGCGGGAGGCACCAGATTTCCCCGCCGCCGTGGATGCGGATGATCCCGTCCGTCTTGTGGTGGGTGTACGTGCCTGATGGGAGCATTGGCGGCGTGGTCGTCGTCCCGTAGAGCAGGGTCGCCATCGTGGACGCGCGCAGGTACTTGAGGTGCAGACGCGCGAGGAGCTCGCGGGCGCCGGGTCGTTGGGCTCGATGGACCGACTTGATGCACAAGGCCACGGTCTTGGCAGCTCGCCACGCACCCGAGTAGAGCACGCGACGGCGACGCGATCGCAGGAACTGGGCTTGCTTCCAGGTCAGAACGATTGGCTTGTCGGCAATCCCGGTGCTCATCGCCGGCTTTCAGCTTCGTTGACCACGCGCTTTCGAGGCGCCTCAATGTACACATCCTCGTCGGTGAATCCGTCCGGCATGACGACTTTGAGGGGCTGGACGTTGAGCGTGATCTCGTTGTCCTTGGCGGTCTTGGCCACGCGATCAAGCCACATCTTCATGTACGCCGGCTCGTTGGGATATTTGCGGATGCGGTCTTTGAGCAGCCCCCACAACTCCTCGAAGTCAGGCTCGTTGAACATGATCCGCCGCTGAAACTCGGTAAAGCTCAGCGGTGGCTCGGGGGACCGGCGCTTGGCGAGCGCGGAGCCCGAACCCTTCTTGATTCGCCCCTTTTCGTCTCGTTCGGCCTTTGGCTTGTCTGCGGCGTCCTTCCTTCGTGGCACGGTTCACCCCCGACCGGGCCGCTTGGGGCGTCCATCGGGCCGCGACACGCGATCGCCGCCGGCGATGATCGCCGCCTTGATCGACTCGAGCGCGCACCGGGCGTACACCCGGAACCCCATGGCGTGCGGGTGCGAGAAGTCGTTGACGGCTCCCGTCCAGCCCGAGAGCTCGGTAACGTCGGTGGAATATCCGCCATGGAGCTTGGCGAGATCGACCAGGCACGCGCGCGGGTGTCGGGCCGCAAAGTCGCGGGCGGCCTGTCGGAAGAACGTCAGGTTCGAGTCGCTGCTGGTCTGCGGCTGAGGCAGGACGACGACATAGCCGAGGTTCGCCTTGCTCCAA